ACCCGGGCCTCACGCGCGACGAAAAGAAAGAGGCCGAGCAGCCCAAGGGCTACGCCGCTGGCGGCTTGGTCTCGCGCTATGATCCGTCCACGATCGACCAGATCGTGAACCGAGTGAGAGGGGCCGGCCGTGGCTGACGACGACATCGACGACGACGAAGGCGAGACCGTATCCTTCGAGGACACGCTGCCCGAGGTGGAAGACACCGAGGACGGTGGCGCCGTGATCCGCATGGAGAACGAGCGCGACGAGAAGGTGAACCGGGCTCATTTTGCCAACATCGTCGAAGATGTCGACCCGGGGATGCTCAAGGAAGCTGTGACCGACCTCCTCGACAAGATCGAGAAGGACAAGCAGGCGCGCGAGAAGCGCGACAAGCAGTATGAGGAGGGGCTGCGGCGCACCGGCCTTGGTGACGACGCCCCGGGCGGTGCCCAGTTCACGGGCGCCAACAAGGTCGTGCATCCGATGCTGGTCGAGGCCTGCGTCGACTTCTCGGCCCGCTTTATGAAGGAGATCTTCCCGCCGACAGGGCCGGTGAAGAGCAAGATCTACGGCGAGCAGGACAAGCAGAAGGTCGAGAAGGCCGAGCGCAAGACCGAGTTTATGAACTGGCAGACGACGACCCAGATGCCCGAGTTCCGCAGCGAGCTTGAGCAACTGAGCACGCAGCTCCCGCTTGGGGGCGGCCAGTACATGAAGTTCCTCTGGAACTCGCAGCGCCGACGCCCGATGGCCGAGTTCGTGCCGATCGACGACGTCTACCTGCCCTTCGCGGCCACCAATTTCTACACGGCCGAGCGCAAGACGCATGTGCAGTACATCACGAAGATGGAGTACCAGCGCCGCGTCAAGTCGGGCATGTATATCGACGTCGACCTCGGCTACGCGGGCGAGATCGACTGGAGCAAGTCGTCGATCGCCAACGACAAGATCGAGGGCCGCAAGGAGACGTCCTACAACGAGGACGGGCTGCGCACGATCTACGAGGTCTACACCTACCTCGACTTCGGCGACGACCTCGAGCCCTACATCCTGTCGATCGACAAGACGACCGAGAAGCCGCTCGCGCTCTACCGCAACTGGGAGCCCGAGGACGAGATGAAGTGCGAGCTCGACTGGATCGTCGAGTTCCCCTTCGTGCCGTGGCGCGGTGCCTACCCGATCGGCCTCACCCACATGATCGGCGGCCTCAGTGGCGCGGCCACGGGTGCCCTGCGCGCCCTGCTCGACAGCGCCCACATCCAGAACGTGCCGACCCTGCTCAAGCTCAAGGGCGGCCCCAACGGGCAGACGATCAACGTGCAGCCGACCGAGGTCGTCGAGATGGAGGGCGGCGCGCTGGTCGACGACGTCCGCAAGCTCGCGATGCCGCTGCCGTTCAACGGCCCCAGCCCGACGCTGTTCCAGTTGCTGGGCTTCCTCGTCGACGCTGGCAAGGGCGTCGTGCAGACGAGCTTCGAGAAGCTCTCGGACCAGAACCCCAACATGCCGGTCGGCACCACGATGGCGCTGATCGAGCAGGGCATGGTGGTCTTCTCGAGCATCCACTCGCGGCTGCACGCCTCGATGGAGAAGTGCTTCACGATCCTGCACCGGCTCAACAGCGCCTACCTCACCGAGGAGGACATCAAGGCGCACGATGCAGGCCTTGAAATCGACCCGAGCGACTTCGACGGGCCGATGGACGTGGTGCCGGTCAGCAACCCGGCGATCTTCAGCGAGACGCAGCGGTTCGCGCAGGTACAGGCGCTCATGCAGCGCGCGCAAGCGATCCCGCAGCTCTACGACATGCGCAAGGTCGAGGAGATGTTCCTCCGCGCGATGAAGATCCCAGCCGACGAGGTGCTCCAGCCGCAGCCGGCCAGCGAGGACATGGACCCGGTGAGCGAGAACGTCGCGGCGGCGATGGGTCGCCCGCTCTACGTCCTGCCGCGTCAGGACCATATCGCGCACATTATGACGCACATGGCCTTCCTCAAGTCCCCGATCTTCGGCGGCATGAAGACGATCATCGAGCCTGCCGCCTACGCCATGTCGATGCATCTGCGCGACCACCTCTTGAACTACTACTTGGTCGAGGCCCACGACGCGGTCGATCGTGCGCAACGCGAGGATCTGATCAAGGCCGAGGCCGAACAGCAGGTGCAGCTCATCCTTCAGGTGCAGCAGCTGATCGAGCAGCAGCTCGGCGGCTTCTCGCAGGAGCTCAACCAGTTCGCCCAGTTCGCCGAGCAGTTCAAGCCGCAGCCGCAGATGCCGCCCGACAGCTCGATGCAGGTCGCCCAGCTCAACGCCCAGATCAAGGGGCAGGAGATGCAGGCCCGCATGCAGATGGATCAGGCGCGCATGCAGATCGATCAGGCGAGGCTCCAGAGCCAGCAGCAGGTCGACATGGCGAAGCTCTCTGAGCAGCAGCAGGACCGCGCGATCAAGATGCAGACCGAGCAGATGCGTCAGGCGGCCGAGGATCAGCGCACGGCGGCCGAGATCGCCGCTCGCGAGCGCATGAACACGTCCGACAACGACACGGCGAAGCTCTTGGCTGCGGCCGAGCTGGCGACCGGCGAGCGTGTGTCCGTGAGCACGGGCACGGGCATCAACCCCAACCCGTAGGAGTGAAGCATGAGCGACCACATGTCGAGCGGCAAGACCGTTCCGATGAACACGGCCGAGGTTCCGCAGCACAAGCGGATGGCGGCAGGCGAGGCTGTTGACGGCAAGTCGATGCCGTCGGCCAAAGGGTCGACGTCGAAGACCCCTGCATGAGCTTCGAAGCAAGGCTGCTCGGCCGTCTCAAGGAGGAGCAGGGCAAGTTCGCCCTTGATGCCTTGAGGCGGCCACAGACGCGCGATGCCTTCGAGTACGGGCATCGTGTCGGCATGTTCGCGGGCTATGAGGCCGCGATCACCGTACTCTTGAACCTTCTGGATGAGGAGACAAAGCGTGGCAACGACCTCTGAGAACGCTATCGCGGAGGCTTTCCCGGCAGCAGATGCCGGTGTGCAGCCCTTCGGAAGCCGCGTTCTGGTGCAGATCAGGACACCGAAGACGAAGACGGCAGGCGGGTTGATCCTGCACTCCGAGTCGCGGGACACCGAGAAGTGGAACACGCAGGTGGCGAAGGTCATCAGCATTGGACCGCTCGCATTCAAGAACCGCAACACGATGGATTCGTGGCCGGAAGGGTCGTGGTGCAGGCCCGGCGATTTCGTGCGCGTGCCGAAGTACGGCGGCGACCGCTGGGAAGTGCCGCTCGGGATGAAGGACGGCAACAACGAGTCGGCGATGTTCGTGATCTTCAACGATCTCGACATCATCGGGCAGGTCACCGGCGACCCGCTGGCGATCAAGGCATTCATCTGAAAGGAGATGATCGATGGCTGACGTGATGAAGGAAGACGACGAGGACGGCGAAGAGCTGGTCATCGTCGAGGAGCCGCCCGAGGCTGACGAGGACGACGAAGACGAGCGCGTTGCCCAAGGCGATGACGACGAGGGCGACGATCAGGAAGACGAGCGCGAGGCGATCCGAGATCGTCGGCGCCGCGAGAAGCTCGAGCGCAAGCAGCGCCGCGACGAGGCCATCAAGCGCGACAAGCTCGAGATGGATTTCCTCCGCAAGCGCAACGAGGATCTCGAGCGGCGGTTGACGGCTCAGGAGCAGCGGTCGCATCAGGCTGATCTGAGCTCGCTCGACGCGGCGATCGCGCAGGCGGCCAAGGAAGCCGACATGGCCGACAAGGTTATCGCGAAGGCGGTGGCGGCCGGCAACGGCGACGACGTCACGCAGGCGATGCGGTATCGCGATCAGGCTCTGGCCCGCATCAACGCGCTCAACGCGAAGAAGCAGCAGGCGCAGCAGATGCCTGCCAAGCAGCCGCAGGTCGACGAACGCATGCTGCACCACGCTCAGGAGTTCATCCGCGAGAACCCTTGGTACGACGTGCAGGGCCGCAACGAGGACTCGAAGATCGTCATCGCGATCGACCAGACGCTGGTCGGCGAGGGCTTCGACCCGACGTCGCCCGACTACTGGTCCGAGCTTCGCAAGCGGGCGGCCAAGCGCCTTCCCGAGCGGTTCGGTCGCGAGAAGCGCGAGACGCGCACACCCCGTGGTGGGCCCGCTGTCGGATCGGGGCGTGAGCATGCGCCTGCGAGCACGCGCAGGGAGGTCTACATCAGCCCCGAGCGCAAGGCGGCGCTGATCGAGGCGGGCGTGTGGGACGATCCCGTGCTGCGCCAGAAGTACGTCCAGAGGTACGCAGAATACGACCGGCAAAATCGGTCCTGAGTTGCTTGCCTGAAATCCCGAAATCTGGTTTAATTATGCCAATCGCTGAAAAGGAGCGAGAAATGCACGACGAACGTCTAAGGAAATCCGCTGGAGAGGGTCGCGCCAGCCGTGCGATGGAAGATCGCGCAGTGAGCCAGAGCCGCGACATCTCGGATGACGAGCGGGTTGAAATGTTCCGTCAGCAGTTTTTCCAGTCCTCTCTACCGGACTTGCCCAAGATTCCCGGCTGGCACATGTGCTGGCTGACGACCACCAACCCGCGCGACTCGATCCACATGCGGATGCGCCTCGGATATGAACCTGTGAAGCCGGAAGACATTCCCGGCTGGGAATACGCCACGCTGAAGACCGGCGACTGGGCGGGGTTCATTGGGGTGAACGAGATGTTGGCTTTCAAGCTGCCGATTTCTCTCTACGAGAAATACATGCTCGAGGCCCATCACAATGCGCCTTTGCGCGAAGAGGAAAAGTTGACCGACACGGCCGACTTCCTCGAGCAGCAGGCGCGCGCATCGAAGTCGAGCATTCAGGTTGGCGAGGGCAATATGGAGATGGGGATCCGTCGTGAGGCGATGTTCGACCTCACTTGATGTAACCTCGATCCATAGGAGCAGCTATGTCCTCGACAAGCGCCCCCTTTGGCTTCCGCCCGTCCTACCACAACAGTGGTCAGATGCGGCCGAAAGCCTACACGATCGCCAGCGCCTATGCTGCGAACATCTTCTCCGGTGACCCGGTGAAGCTCACTGACAACGGCGTGATCCAACTGGGCACGTCGGACGGCACCCGCAGCGGCACCCCCGGCGGCGTCCTTCTGCTCGGCATCTTCGCTGGATGCCAGTACAACGACGCCAATGGCCGCCCTGTCGTCAGCCCCTTCTGGCCCTCGGGCGCGACGGGGACTGAGATCGTCGCTTGGGTCTACGACGACCCGGAGACGCTCTTCGACGTCCAGTACACGAACCCGGGAAC